TTCCGTATCCTGATATTGTAGTTGGCTTGCTTGTTAATGAAGCAAACACTCCATCAAACAATGTTGGTGTGCTTGATAGACTGCCGTAGTTTCCGTCGAATGCATCTGTAATTCCGTATCCTGATATCGTAGTTGGCTTGCTTGTTAAATCTGCAAACGCACCTGAGAACAAAGCAGTGTCACCTGCAAGAGCAGTTGTGCTACTTGTACCCAATGCCAACGCATCTGTAATTCCGTATCCTGCTATTGTAGTTGGTTTGCCTGTTAAACTTGCGAATGTTTGTGCTGGTACACTTGTTAATGCATCAGTGATTCCATATCCTGCCACTGTTGTTGGTTTGCTAGTGATATTTGAAAATGCTAATGAGTTGACTGTTATACCAGTCAATGCCGAACCATCTATTGCTGGTAAATTACCAGATAACACAGAACTTGGTATTAAACTGTTAACAGCATCTACAAGTAGAGTTGAATCATCTCCAAACACAGATCCTTGCATGTCTCTGACTGTGTTTGTAGTTGTAGTATTGAGTTCTGCAAAGTTTTCGTTAATTTTTTTAAAGGCGGTTCTTAAAGGATCACCGTCACCTTTGTTTGCACTTGAACCAATATTGATTACTTGTATTGCCATTAAACTCTCCCTACCACTGCTTCTATAACACCTTCACCGGCATCTGTTTTGTTTTCTAATGCTTTACCTATCACTGTGCCCACTTTAGGATCAGTGCTTCTTACAGCAAATCCTTGTGTGCCTGAACTTATCAACATGTCACCTTTTTGTACAATACCAACAACTTTGATTGGAGTTCTTCCAGTCAATGCCACTGCTGTTACATTGTCACCTTCAAGTGCATTGTTCATCAAGTGTGCTGGATTTTCAGAAACAACTCCTGCAACTCTTGTGTCGCCTCTTAATGCTGTTGTGGTTACTTCTGCATCTCCACCAAATATTAAAACTGTTCCCACTTCATACTGATTGTCTGCAAGATAATTCTCAGCCAAGTCAGCATATTGAGCCTTTGTGGCTGTACCATCAAATGTTTCTGCATACACAGTTTTGTATCGTTTGCCAGATGACGAACCAATATCCATATTGTCATCACCAGGTATTAAACCTTGTGCTGTTGCTATTACTGGAACAACGCCGTCTGCCACAAAAGCCACTTGACCTTCTGACGACTCGTCTAGTCCCACAATGTAAGGATTTCCTGATCCCAGTGCTATACCTGTAAAGTTAGCACCTTTACCTTCTGATTCAATAAATTTCGTGTAGATATAAGTTGAAGCCAATGCTGGATCTGTGTTTTGTGATTGTCCGTTGTCGTTGCTTGGAGATGTTGATGCATCTGCTCCACCAAATCCAAATTGATTTCCAGAGAAAGTTTGTACTGTGTTGTCAGCATTTGATCCTACTGCTGTGTAAACTGTAACTCCACCTGGTGTGGTTACTTGTAGTGTAGAAGAAGAAGTATCAAACACCAATGTGCCATCAATTGCTAATGAACTCACATCCAATTGTCCTGCGGCATCAGTTTTTATAATACTGTTGGCTTCACCTGTGTTGGACACATTAGTGTAAGCATAAGTGTTAGCACCTGTTTTAATCATTGCATTGCCTGGATCAGCCGCCGCACCTATTTCACTTACAAAATCTCCATCTTCCAGTCCACCACCTGTTCCAACTATTGTTGAAAATGAAACTGCCTCTGGTGCACCAGTGCCTGCTGTTGATCTACCAAATGCGAATGCATTATCTAATTCAGGTAAATCTGCAAAATCTACTGAAGCACTTTTTAATGTTACCCAACCGTTAGTTACTGTGAAGTCTCCTGAATCAAAACTTACTAAACCTAAATCTGCTTGAGTAATACCTGTATCATTGGCTCTTGATGTTGCCGCCTGCATTGTCAATTTACTTTGGGCTATTGCCGCTGTTGCAGATACATCTGCGTTTATGATTGTTCCTGCATTGAGTTGGAAGTTGATTGTTGTTTGTGAATTTGTTCTTGTGGCAGTGACTGTGATATCTGAACCTGCATCTTCAATTCCATTACCTATTTCATCTATACCAGCATTGATCACATTGGCTGTTACACCTGAACCGTTATCAATTAAATCATTTGTGTTGAAATCTGCTACAGAAGTTTGGTTGTATGATATTCTTGTTGCCAATCCATAACCAGGAACATTCTCTTGAATTAAATCATAGATAATTCCAGTTGCAGATGAATTTGATCCTGTGATTGTTTCACCGCCTCCAAATAATCCACCATTGGCTGGTGTTGTGTAAATTCTTTTTGCTCCGTTGAACACCAACATTTGTCCTGATGATATAGGAGTTGAAATATTAACATCTCTGTTGTCTATTAATTCATCTGTGTCATAATTAACTTGGTCCACATACGATTTTGTTGCGGCATCTTGATCCACACCTGGATCTTGTAAATTTTGTATTTTGAATCCACCTGCTCCAATGTTATCTGTGAATGGAGTAGATCCATCTCTTGCCACAGCACCTGCTCCAATTGGATTTCCAACTAGTTGTCCTTGGTGATCAAAATGTAATCTTCTGTTGACATATCCTCTAACAGCAGATTCTGTTGGCACTGTGTCAGAAGCATTGTCAGTCATTGCTGTGTCAGATGAAAATTCTGCTACAACAACACCACGTTTAAATCCAATACCATCCAAGTTACTCAAAGCAATTGATGCCGAGAATGTTACACTTCCTGTACCTTGGTCAACTGTGAAAAATTTACCTACTCTAAAGAATCCATCTTGGTCTGTTGAAACATAGAACACTCTGCCTTTTCCACGTTCATCAACTTCGTATGCTTGTACTGGTGCTTGTGGGTCACCAAATACCACATTAGGATAATTTGTTGTGTTGAATCCGCCTGTTCCTATATCTAAGAAGTCATGTCCTGTGGCTCTACAAGTTGAAATAGAAATAGTTAATGTTCCTGTTCCCAATGCCGCCAAGTTTGCTCTTAAATTTACAGATTGACCTGCTCTGTACATAGAACTATGCAGTCCACCACCTATTGGAGTAGCATTGATATCACTCACATCTTGAATTGTAAGAGTGGCATATGTTGTTCTATCTGTGTAACTTGTGATTCTGTGAACTTTTCCGTCCCAACCAAAAATCATGTCACCAGCATTTAATCTTGTTATGTCTGATGCTTGTGTTAATAAATCAATAGCAATAGTAACATCACCTGGAGTATTACCCATTGTAGTTCCTGATCCTGCATAAGTGCTGTTCACTGCCTCAGTCATGTTGACATTCATTTTTACTGTGTCGAATGGTGAGTCAATTCCAATAATTGCTGATCCCGAAGGTAACGCATTTCCAACAGCATCATTGCTTTGGAAAGATACACTTCTATAAACAGCCTCAGTGTATTCGTCGAACACAATTGCTGTGGAAGGTCTTGTAGGTGACTCATTTTCTAAGTCATCAAATCTAAATGATCTGCTGGATCTGATAGTAACTGTTTGACCATCTACTAATGGTGCTTTAAGTCCAGTTGTTGAAGTTAAATTTGAACCACCAGTTCCTAAATTAATTCTATAAACTGTGCCATCTCTTGTGGCTGGTTGTGAAGGTGCTACTGTTGTTTCAACATTTGTTACTTCGTATCTTGTGATACCTACTGCACCACCATGATCAATTTCTATTTCTGATTGACTGTATGGAATATAATCTAGATCAAACACATACACTGCTGTACCTAGAGCTGGTTGATCGTAATCTGATGAACCGTCATCGAACACCATTCCTTGTTGAGTCATGTTGTCTGCCAATGTTATGGCATCAATTTTTTCATTTGGATTAGAACCTTCAGCAACTAATCCATAATCACCGTGTGCTGAAGAACAATTCAATGCACGAATTTGTCCACCGTTGTTTGCATACATGGCAATATGAGTGTAATATGTGAAAGTGGATACTTGTTCAGATAATCCACCATTGGTAGCAACCAGTCCGTATGCTAAATCATTTATTTGTACAAAGTCATTGGCAAGCAACGATCTGTTACCTGCTGTTTGAATTATTATGTTGTAAGGTGTGGCATAAGTTCCGTCCCAACCATTAGTGGCATTAGAACTAGCCGCCAATAATAATGTGGCTGTTCCGGCGTTTTGATCGTAATCTGTGATTGCCGCAACTTGATATCTTGCTCCCAGTATGTAGAATGGACAAGGTGTTTGTGGTTTACGTAAAAATAATCCTGTTCCAGCCGCTGACGCAACTTGAATATTGAATGCGTTGGTTACTCCTGTAACTGTGGTTTCAACATTACCTGCATAACCATCAACATACATACCACCTCTGAATGATTTTGAATTTACACTTTGTGAAAAAGATGATGCTGTTTGTGTGTACGGAGATTTTGTAAGCACTTGTCCATTTGGATCTAATACTTCAGCAAAACCACCATGTGCTTGGAATGTGATATTTCTAATCACCGAAGCATCGTTCATTAAGAACACATCCATTTCTTTATTGTTAATGGCTGTGTTGTATGCCGCGTTTGCTGGAGGAACCGAAGTGTTAATTGGTTTTGTTACGTCTTGTGCATAATGATATCCATATTCTTGTGTACCAATTGTTAATCCATCAAACGTTGTGTTTCTAAAGAAATATATATTTGCCCACGGAGATTGTGAAATTGCATCTAGTGGTCTTATTATAGTTCTTCTAAATTCATCTCCTTTGATTGATACGTTTGCAGGAACCTTGATAGGCAAGTGTTCTTTGTAAATGCCTGATTCAACTCTAATTGTGATCTGTTTTTCTTTTACTTTGTTACCAAATTCCATTTGTTCACCAACTGAGAATAGAACTGGTTCTCTTAAGAACATCACAACAGTGTCGTTGGATGCACCTGCTGTTACTGAAACTATTTCGCCTTTTGCTCCAGAAGTTTTACCTACTACAATTTTACCTGGAACTAAATCTTTATTGTTTGGTTGGTTTTGATCTACAAAACCTGTGTTACCATTTGAAATTGTTATTGTGTATGTGCTTCCATCCACTGCTGTAATAATATAATTGTAATCTTGAATAATTCCTTTTACAATTTCAAATTTAGCATTGGCAGAATCTTTTCCAGACTGAGGAACCACTTTAGTGATATCAATTGTTTGTGTAACATTACTCTGATATAAAGTACCAGGTGCAGTGTTAGTTAAAACAAAGTTAACCACTAAACTTTGAGCAAATACAACTGCTCCTAATGTTTCAGTAGATTGTTGATTGATTGCTTTTAATCCACTGTTGCTGTTGTAATATCTTTTTCCTGCTTGAATGGATTGTGAATTTGCTGTTAAACCACTCAATACATCAATAACCACAGCATCTTGAATTAATCCTAAATCTCTTTCACACAATGTTGTATCATATGAAAAATTTGGATATGTGGCATTTATGTAAGCAATTGTTTCTTTAATAATAAACTGTCTGTTAGCCGCCATTAAAAATTCTAATTGTGTTTGCCCTGATGGTGTTGTTATACCTTGTGTTGTTACTGTGGAATTTCCTACACCATTGTTGTAAGTTATTATTTGTGTGTACGGTCCTGCTTCAAATGGAGATGTTTCAATAATTTGTTCTGCTCTTTGAGCCGCTTTAGAAATAGTTTTGTAAGCATATGCCAATGATCTACCATATTTGTCAGCAGGTACTCCTGCCATTGTATCATCACCATCTTGACTTACAAATAAATTTGTTGTAGAAGCATATGATGTTGTGTCAACATAAAATTTTGAAGCCGCTTGTAGATCATCAGCACCATTTGGAGTTCCTGAACCTGATAAATCACCTGGGTGATCACTCAAGTAAAGAGCACCAGTCATTGTGTCGCCTTGACGTCTTACTGCAGATGTTCTTTGTATTGCTTCTGTTGAAAGATAATTTCCTGCAAGTAAACTATTGTATGCTCCATCAGTTATTGTTTGAACTCCAGTACCTCCTGATACTGTGATTTTAATTCTTGTTGCATCGTTGTCGTTGGTTGCTTCTGCAGATGATGTGTGCAATGAAATTGTGTTAGCATCAACATATCTAATATAATAGTTTTGTCCGCTTGTGACATTGTTGGCATCTGTTCCAGTTGAACTGTAAACAAAAGGTAATCCATTTGATGTTGTTGTAAATCCGTGTGTTGGAATATTTAAATTTCCACTTGCATAGGCTGAAATTGTTTTTGTGTATTCAGTTGCATCTGCAGGCTCTGTACGAATTCTAACTTCTCCAGCAACACCACCAACTCCTGAACTTCTAAGATATCTTCTATCTGCATAACCTTTATCGATAACTAAATCGTCTTCGGTAATACTTGTTCCGTGTGTGCTGTTAAAATCATCCACTGCTGATTGACTGATGCCTACATTACCAATGGCATAAGCATTGGCATTTAATGGTCCACCAAAATCTGGTGCAGTGTCTGTGCTGATGTCAATAGAATTAACTGCAAGTAAAAGATTGTTAGGATCTGTAAAGTCCACTGAAATACCTGTACCAGATATTCCTTTCATCTCAATGGCTGTGCCAGCCGAATTTGTAACAGGAATTTTGTTTGCACCCAATTGATCAGGTGTATCACTTAATGAAGTGAAACCTATTTGTCCACCTTGACCAAATACAGCATATAACTCTGTAAAGTTTTCATTGGATTTGTTGAACGCATCTCTGATACTATCGCCAGTACCATCGTTTCCTTCTATTCCAATATTAATAAACTGTTTAGCCATTTACTTTGTCCATATCAAATTGAATGCTTTCTCCACAACCACAAGCACTCTTGGTGTTTGGATTGTTGATTTCAAACTGTGAACCAAATACTTCATTAACGTAATCAATCTCAGTTCCAAACAAAAACATCACACTACTGGTATCTATCACTAATTTCCCACCATCGACTTCAATTAGTTCATCTCCTGATTCAATTTGTGATTGATCAGCAAAACTCCAATCATAGGAAAAACCAGCACATCCACCGCCTTTAATACCCAATCTAACAGCATACTTGCTGTTTTTTTCGCACAGTGCTTTAATTTGCGTCTGTGCAGTGCTTGTCAGTGTTAAAATAGCCATAATGCAATGTTGTCGTTTGTTGTATTTATGGAAATTTTACAAATGCTAATGTAAATACCAGTATGTATTTAGGTGAAAAAATTACAGTGTCCAAGACAGAACGTGTGAGCAAATTAGGTGCTAAACACCAATGCAAACGCACTAAAACGTTTCATGTCTTTAAATGTGATGCGTGTGAGAAAGAATTTAAAAGAGCCAAAGGCAAAGTTGAAAAAAAGCGTCTATCTACTTTTTATAAACACGTGTGTTCTGAATGCGACCCAAAACGTTTTGCTCAACAACAAGGTGTGAAACAAAGACAGGTTTTGGGCATGAACGCATCCAGCGATATCCCTATCAGTAAATTGTGATTACTCTGATTTCCAAATAGTCCAACCACCATACACAATTGCCGCATAAGCAACAATCGAAGCGATCGGTCCGAATATTAAAAATGAAATTCCTGCCGCAATCAAAAGAGCACCATCTAGTGTTGTTCTTTCTTTGATTCTAGCATTAATCCATTTTTGTACTTGATTGATCATATTAGTCTCCTTTTTTTAAGATTGTAGTCTTAAATTTATTGACTCCCAATTAATTATTCTCATCATACCTTCTATGTATTTTTTCTTGGCATCTTTAGCAGGAACATAATCCGAAAATGAATGTTCCCACATATCCACAGGCATTAGAATGTCTGTTTTGTATGATTGATTTGGGGTAATTTTGATAGAACCATTTTTGGCAACATAGACCCAACCAGAACCTTGTATGGTCATTGCTGATCTAATTAATTCTTTCTTGAATGCTTCAAATGATTCGTGTTTTGATTCTATTAAAGTTTTGATTTCACCAGTTGGTTTATTGCCTGGACGAGGTGCTTGTAATTGTAGCCAAAACATATTGTGAAGTTTTGCTCCACCGTAATTAAAATCTGCATCACCTTCACCATCATTGTATCTTCTAACATATGCTTTGGTTAATACATTGTAATGATAGTCAATGTTTGCTTCAGACAACACAGGTGATAGTTCTTTCATTTTGAAAGGCAGTTTCACCACTTCTAGTTTTGATTCTCTGTTTTGTTTTGATTCTGTGATATGTTCTAGTTTCATACAGATATTTATCGCTAAACTAAACCCAACTCAACAGCCTGATTGTGTAATTGTTCTGCGGCAAGATTCTTTGTCTTGGCTTCAACTTGTATGTCTAGTTGTGGTAGGAAACTCAATGCCCATTCATTCACAGCACGATTTGGTAACAGTTCGCTATGAGCTCGTAGTTTTTGTTTCTTACAACCTTTTGATAACAGTGTTTCCATATCATGAAAGCCAGTGTGCATAGTGTCTACATCGCTGTATGCCGGTGTTAACCATTCATCTCTTGAATAAGAATAATGCATGGTAGGTCTCACACCACGCCAACTGTCTACAACTCTTTTAACTCTGTCGTCTGTGGCTTGTAGATACTCGCCTGTTCGCACCCAATGGTGATGTATGTCTAGTACCAACGCACAATGTTTTTCTAATTCTAATGAAGCGTCTAACCCCCAACACATTTCATCATTCTCTATGGTGATTAAATTTCTTGCTTCTGGTGACAGTCGAGATAATACTTTCATAATACCTGCTGGTCCTTGTCTGCCTGAGATGTGTACATTAATTTTGCAACCATCTTGGAATGATTTGCCAAAACCCATCCAACGTGCCATGTTCACATGATATTCAAATTCGTCTATGCTACGATCCACAATGTCTGGAGTTTCACTTGCCAACACAGTAAACTGTCCTGGATGAAAACTGATCTTCACATCATGCAGTCTTGCCAAATCTCCTGCTTCTGCAAAATGCTTTTCACAATATTTTATAACGTCTGGTTTATTCCAATAGTGTCGCCAATCAGCCTGTGTTGCCACAGGTAATATTGGAGATGAAATTCTGCACATGCGTCTACTTTTAGGCAGTGTGGAAGCCTTCAGTATTAAGTTCTTAATACCGTCTATGTTGTGTTTAAAGACAAAGGCTAATTTTTCTTCTGCTTCGTCTTTGTGTTCATTTAACCAACGCACAGTTGTTGAACGTGTGTTCATTGGTCTTTCAATTTCTTCTAACTGTTTTTTTTTAAGAGTTCTATCATGGTGGAACCATTGACAGCAAAATCCAATACGTCTAATCATGCTGTATTATAGCACACATTTTGGTAATTGTCAAACATACATTGTGTTAAAACTGATCGTAATTCTGTCGTCTGTTTGATTAGGGTTGGTGTAATGTTCCAACCAACTAGGAAATAGATACAACGATCCTTGTTCACAAGCCACTTCAACATTTTTAATGTTATACTCTGTATTCTTAACAAAAAACTCGTGCATTCTGTAAGGGTCTAATGGACTTTTAAAATTTAGTCCCGCACTGTCTTTATCTACTTTAATATAATATGCCGCACTCACTACACTGACTTCATGTCTATGTAAATTTACACTTTGACCTTTTTGTAAAATATTAAACCAACTCATACCAATTTTGACATTGTTACCCAATCCAACTTTGTCACAATAAATGTCAACTGCTTGTTGTAAATCTGCTTTCAAATCTTTTAAATCTTCGTGATCCAGAATATGCTTATCACTTTTCATATAACTGCTTTGGGCACCAGACACTAACGCATGTGACCCAGTGTCCCAAGTTTTAATCAGCTCTAAAAGTTTTATGTTATCTTTGTGATCAGCAAAATCAAATTTTAACAAAGGTGTTGCGAACATGTTTGCTATATTGTAATTCATTTCCAATTCTCCTTACACCAGGGATCCTGGCAATGTTTAGGTTGAGGATCTCCATGAAACACAGCAATAGATGTTTGAGGGTGTATCTTTGGCACACCTGGAGATATAAAATCTTTTGTCCCGTCTTGGTTTCGTACCATAGGAGGTTTTCCTCGCATCTCCCATTTGTAACTCTGTATCCATTCATCGGGCCAAAAATTAAAATCATTTTTAACTTGAGCATATAACCAATCTTGGTCTCCGTGAAATCTACGCACAGGTGCGGCTGGGTTTTGTATAAAATCTCTATAGATTTGAGGATGTTGACCAATGTTCCATCTCACCACACTGCTGTTGAATCTATTCCATTTAGGATTATTACATCTATTAAAATCTCTAATCACACAAAACTCGTTAGGTTTGTATGTTAATAAATTGTCTATACTTCTAAAAACTATCACATCAAGATCAATGTATAATACTGTGCCTTGTGGATCTCCTAAAGGTAAACAGGGATTGAACAACAATGGTTTGTGCCACCAACCACTTACTCCATATCCTTGTGCAATAGGCATCACTCTGACTGTGCTGTTTAATCCTTGTGGATTTTCTGTAAAGCAAACAAATTCGAATGGTAGAGTGCAATATCTACGTACCATTTGTTCCAGTGTATTCACATACTCCGGACCATACTTGTTACCCCATTTTAAACAAACAATGTAATTGATCATTAGCCTTCATAAATTGCAGAGTTGGCTCCGTGCTCAGCACATTCAACTTTTACACAATAGCATCTGTTGTCTGTTGCTTCTCTAATAAGTTTATCTGCAAAGTTAAAGGCGTGTTCGGCAAACTTCTCTGCACCTACACCATCAAACTCTACTACCTCACATAAGTCTTTTTCTTGCAAAGTATAAAACTCTTGTTTGTGTGGATCATTAATATCTACACACGTCTTATGATCAAATGAATCTTCTAACCATTTCTTCAACGGTTTAAGTCCGCCAAAGTCCACTGCCCAGTTTTTGTTGTCTAATGCATCACACCCAAATGTAAATGTAAATGCTAATGAATAACCATGTAGCAGATGACAGTGTGAATGATCTGCGTTGGGTTGTCGGAACACTGCGGATAAACCTATATTGTGTCCGTAATGTTTTGTGCTATAATGTTTCGCCAATGTAATCTCCTTGTAAGTTTAAATTATAATATGTTTTTCCAAGTCTGTCAATGGAATAATGTTTAAATTTTGTATATTTTGCCAACTTTCTGGTAATGGAAAATTTTCCTCCACATAGTAATTGAAGTTTTGTTTGGGATAATGTTCAAATATTTTCTTATTTTGATATATCCAATACGATGGATCCACTTGTTGTTTTGAACTGACATCATAAGATTTGGTATCTTTGTACATATTATTCACATATCCTTCAACGCCAAACAGATCAAATCCCACAATATGAATATGATCTGTAACAGTATACTGTAGAGCAACCAACAGAGCATACTGACCCGTTCCCCAATGCCAAGGATCATCTTGTCTCAGTTCACCATGATAAGGTAAATCAGGCACAGGCATCACGTCAAAATCTTCATACCAATCCTGTCTGGTGTACACACAACTCTGTTGAGTGTTTACATGAGTGATGGCTTCACGAACCATACGTCTGTCACAGCACACTAAATGATCTACTTTTACATCTCTAAATATTGCGTTGCAACCAACTGTGGGCAAGTTGAATGATTCTACATCAAGTTCTGCTCGACTCTCGCCATTTCCTATTACTAACATATTAAATACCTTTATAATGAACAGTTCTATTTACACAGATGTGGTCGAATGGATGGCTAAAATTGTAAAACCACAAAAAGGTTTCAATGGAGTTGCAATCTGTCCTTATGCCAAAAATGCATCATGGTCCATTGTTGAGTGTGAAGGAATGAACATTGATGTTGACAAATGTCAACAAGAAGTCACTATATTTGTGCTTCCAAAAAAAATCAGTAAGTCAGGATTAGAAACTTATGCATCAAAGTTGAAAAAACAATATCCTGAATTTGTGTTTTTGCCAGATCATAGACAAGCCAAAACTAAAATGAAAAACATAACAACAAGTAATGGCAAGCACAATTTATTACTAGTGCAACAAAGAAAAAAATTAAATGATGCTAGGAAAAATCTTGCCAAAGGCAGTTACTACAACAACATGACTGTGGAATACAAAAATAAATTGTTTGATTATTAACGGTTTTTTCTTTTCTTAATTTTGATTGTTTCTTTTTTGATATTTTTAAGTTCTGTCAACACTTCAGCAAATCTTTTGTTCGCACTGTTTAACAATTTAAATATGTCTTTGACTGCGTAAATTACCCA